CCACGTTCTTTTGTGAATATAAAAACTGTCATGAGAGAAGTGACCTCATCAAAGTTTGAGAAGTCATTTCCTCTTGAAGGGTATATCGAGAACTATGAAGGATTTGGAGATCAATATAATCTACTGACAAAATTTGGAGTTAGATCTACAGCAGAAATGCAGATCACTATTTCTCAAGCAAGATTTGGTGAACTAATTACTCCTGTTTTGAGAAGAGAAGGTGGACTTGGAATTGATACTCCTGTAAGACCATTAGAAGGAGACCTAATATACTTCCCACTTGGGGATATAATATTTGAAATCAAGCATGTAAAACATACTGCACCCACATTCTATGCTTTAGGTAAGAACTATTGCTATGTTCTAGAATGTGAGATGTTTGAACTTGGCGACGAGAAAATCGAAACAGGTATTGGTGAGATTGACAATGACTTTGCTACACTAGGATATAATGTCACTATGACAGTAGCAGGTGTTGGTACAACTGCAACTGCACAGACATCGTTGGTAAATGGCGGTATTCATAAAATCAAAATATTCAATGAAGGAACAGGATTTACAGCAGATCCTACAGTCATCATATCTAAACCTAATGGCACTGGTAGAAGAGCAACAGCAGTTGCTATTACCACTGCAAATGCACAAGGATCTAGATCACTGCAAGAGTTTAGAATGACAGATCCCGGTTTTGGATATACTACTGCTCCAAGTATTACAGTCACACCTGTAGACGGTCTAGGTGGTGGAGTATCTCTAGGAGTTGGTATTGCAACAACAGGTGCAGTTGGAATAATTACAGTCACAAATAAAGGATATGACTATATTGTTCCTCCTACTGTCACATTTACATCAGCACCTTCGGGAGGTGTAACTGCAATAGGAACTGCAATACTTGTTGATGGTAGGGTAGATAGAATTATCACAACAAATGCAGGATACGGTTATACACTAGCACCTACAGTAACTGTTGGTGCAGCAGGTACAGTTGGAATAGGAACATTCAAGTATGGAATGATTCTAACTGGTAAGTCATCTTCAACAACTGCATATGCTACAAGTTGGGATGCTACTACAGGCACACTTACTGCTAAAGACCTTACAGGTAGATTCTCAATTGGTGAATTGATTGTGGGAACAGCGAAGACAACAGGTGAGACTATCGCATATCGTCTAAATAGCATCGACTACAATGATGATGAGACAAATGTCGATTCATATGCAGACAATGTTAGCTTCCAATCAGAAGGTGACGCTATCCTTGATTTTACAGAGAAAAACCCATTTGGTGAAGCATAATGTTTGGAAAGTATTTTTACAATGAGACAATAAGAAAGACTGTAATTGCTTTCGGAACTCTCTTCAATGACATCACGATAAAGCATACAAATGATGCTACAGATGCAGTAATATCAACAATCAAGGTTCCTATTGCATATGGACCTATGCAGAAGTTCTTAGCAAGAATTGAACAACAACCAAACTTCAACAAGAATGTAGCAATAACTTTACCAAGATTATCATTTGAGATAACTGCATATCAATATGACCCAACAAGAAAGATTGCACCTATAACAAAATTTTGTTTAGTTCCTAATAGTAGTAAAAATAAAATCAAAAAGGTCTTTATGCCTGTGCCCTATAATATAGGATTCAGACTTAGTTTTGCAACAAAATTGCAAGATGACGCTTTGCAGATCTTAGAGCAAATATTACCATTCTTTCAACCATCATATAATGTTACATTGAACATGATAGAAGGTCATGATGAGAAAAGAGATATACCATTTACATTGAGTGACATATCATTCAAAGATGAATATGAGGATGACTTCAATACAAGAAGAGCGATTGTATATGATTTAGAATTTATGGCAAAGACATATTTCTACAACGAGATTCCTACAGACGAGACTGGTGGAATCATCAAGAAGGTTCAGATCGATTACTCATCTGCTATCAGAGCACCAAGAGAGGTCAGATATGTTGTCACACCTACTGCTACGAAAGATTATAATCAAGACTCAACCCTCTCTCTTGCTGCAACATTGGAAGTTGGTAAGACTCTAATGACGGTAACGAGTGGTGCAAGTTTAGTTGTCGGACAATACATTCAAATCAACAATGAAGTTATGAGAGTTGAGGAGAAAGATAATGTCTCGATTATAGTTGCCAGAGGTCAATATAGAACTAAAGAAATGAAGCATAGTAATGGTGATGTTATAAATCTTATTAACGCTGCCGATCATGCATTGATCGAAGTCGGTGATGATTTTGGATTCAATAGTGATATTGACTTCTTCCAAGATTCTAAATTCTTTAGTCCTAGTCAGGGCACTGACCAATAATGGAAAACTTTGATGAGTTAGAAAAGGCAATGAACGTAAAGACAGAGATAGTCAAGGAGACTAAATCTGTCAAAGTCAAACCTGTTAAGAATGGGGAAGATGACCCTAAAAAAGATTACGAATATAGCAGAGCACAATTATACAATCTAGTAGAGAAGGGTCAAGAGGCAATCAATGGCATATTGGATGTATGTCAAGATTCACAGCACCCAAGAGCATATGAGGTCGCAGGTCAATTGATCAAGAGTGTAGCAGATACCACAGATAAACTACTTGACTTACAGAAAAAAATGGTTGACTTAGAGCAACCAACTGGAACTGGTCCAAAGACTGTAAATAATTCAGTATTCATTGGTAGCACTGCAGATCTTCAAAAGATCATCAAGCAAGGAAATATAAATAAGAAATAGTAATCGATATACGATGACCAAATCTTGCCCGAAAGGACAATATTATTGCTACACTGATAAGAAGTGTAAAAAAATACCAAAAGGGTACATGATTGGTGCTCGCGGTTACTTGCGACAAGAACCACAAGAGGATGATTCTAAAAAGAATGGTAATGGGAACGGTAACGGACACTCTAACTCAAATGGGAGTGGTCGGAATGGTAGTGGAAATGGTAACGGTAACTCTGGTGGTAATGGTGGTAGTGGTGGCGTGTCTGAAGCGACAATGACCTCATCTCAAAAGAGAAAGGACACAATGCTGAAGAAAAAATATGATGACTCTGACATGAAGAAGAACATGAAGAAACAGTATGGTAAGGAAGAAGGTGAAAAAGTTTATTATGCTACGATACGAAAACAAGCAATGGAATCAACTTTAGGAAAACTTGATGAAGTGGATTACTATTCTGGACAGGATAGAAATCCTAATACTGGACTGCCAAAAAATATAAAAAGTGTTGGTGGTAGTAAGAAAGATAAACCATTGAATAGGGTTCCGCATGAAATTCTTCGTGCACATAGAGAGATACCTGTAACTGACATTGAAGTTACAAGTATGGATGAACTAACTAGCTATAAATCATTTATACAGCAGTCGATAGATGCGAAAAAAAGAGAAGCAGAAAGGCACAAAGCAAAGCAGCAGTCAGATAAAGAATACTCAGCAAAAAAGAAGGAGAGAGTGCAGAAAGGTATAAAGTTCTATGATAAGAAGGGTAAAGGTTATATCAAAGGTGGAGTCAAGACATACGAAGAGAATAAAATACAGGAGAGTAGTGAATTTTTAGACTTCGCAAAAAAGTATGGTTTAGATCCACTAAATGATTATACAAAAATCAAGAGGATGATGAGGTCTAATAGGATGAGAGGTATTATTAACAATCCTACAGGTATAAAAAATCTTGATGATGTTGAAGAAGGGACATTACATAAATGGTTCAAGGGATCTAAATCTAAAGATGGAAAACCCGGTTGGGTAAACGTCAAGACAGGTGGTACCTGTGCTAGTGACGAACCCGGAGAAGGTACACCTAAGTGTGTGTCATCTTCTAAGAGAGCAAGTATGTCTAAGGCAGAAAGAGAATCTGCATCAAGAAGAAAAAAGGCAGCAGACCCTAATCAGCAATCAAAAACTGGTGCTGCAAAACCAACTTACGTTTCAACTGACAAACCTAAAAAGAATATGAAAGAAGAAAACCAAATTACTGAAGCAGACAAGAAGGGTAAAGGTAGTGGTACAAAGGATGCTTGCTATCATAAGGTCAAGTCAAGATATTCTGTATGGCCAAGTGCATATGCATCAGGTGCATTAGTCAAGTGTCGTAAAGTTGGTGCTGCAAACTGGGGTAACAGTAAGAAGGAAGAGTTTGAAGGTAATATAAGTTACTCTACCTTCGCAGAGAAGTGTTGGAAAGGATATGAAAAGAAAGGTATGAAGACTATGTTTGGTAAAAGATATCCAAACTGTGTCAAAAAAGAGGATGTTCAATTAGAAGATAGTAGATTGACAAGTTCTAATGACATGCAAAGTAAGATGTATGCTGATAAGAACAAGTCTGGTAAGAAGATGAGTGATGATGAGATCAAGAAACAGAAGGGTGGAAAGGAGTTTCTTGCTAGACTCAAGGCAGCAAAGGAGAAGATGAAGAAAGAAGGAACATCTTACGGTTTATACAAAGGAGATGGTAAACCCAAAGGTCCTATGGCAAAGTTTGGGGAGAAGAAAAAGAAAGAAAAAAAGATTGAAGAAAAGGTTAATCTAAAAGATAAGTCTTCTCAGTATGCTAGAAGCACAAAGGAAGTTGACACTGCTATGACAGATCATGTCAATAGAACAAAAGGAAGACACTATGGTAAAGATGGTAAGGTCACAGAGGTAGGTCGCTATCGTAAACAAAGTAAAAGAGAAGCAAGAAATGAATTGATCTCTATGAACAAAGAGTCAAAGTCATATTCTCAGTTTACTCAAGAGTGTTGGAAGACTCACAAGAAAGTGGGTATGAAAATGAAAGGTGGTAAGTTAGTTCCTGATTGTCGTCCTAAGAATGAAGAGGTAGCAGTTGAGGGAGCAGCATGGACAAAAAAGTCAGGAAAGAATAAAGAAGGTGGACTCAACGAAAAGGGAAGAAAGTCTTACGAAAGAGAAAATCCCGGATCTGACCTCAAAGCACCTACCAAAAAAGTTGGAAATCCTAGAAGAGCATCTTTCTGTGCTAGAATGAAGGGAATGAAAAAGAAGTTGACATCTAGCAAGACTGCCAACGATCCAGATTCAAGAATAAATAAATCACTGCGAAAGTGGAACTGCTAATTTATGCCCCAACAAAGTGACGTCTATCTTGGTAATCCGAATCTAAAAAAAGCGAACACTGAAATTCAGTTCACAGAAGATAATGTAAAAGAATTTCTAAAGTGTAAAGACGATCCAGTTTACTTTGCTAGAAAATATATTAAAATCGTAAACGTTGATGAGGGTCTTGTACCCTTTGAGATGTGGCCATTTCAAGAGAAGTTAATAAAAAACTTTCATAAAAATAGATTCAATATCTGTATGATGCCCCGTCAGACTGGTAAGTCAACGACGTCGGTGTCTTATTTGTTGCACTATGCTATATTCAATGACAATATAAACATCGGTATTCTTGCTAACAAGGCAGCAACTGCAAGAGATCTACTTGGTAGATTGCAGACTGCATACGAGAACTTGCCAAAGTGGATGCAGCAAGGTATTGTTGCATGGAACAAAGGATCGATGGATCTAGATAATGGTTCTAAGATCATGGCAGCATCTACATCTGCTGCTGCTGTTCGAGGTATGACCTTCAACATCATATTCTTGGACGAATTTGCTTTCGTACCAAATCATATTGCAGACGACTTTTTTAGTTCAGTATATCCTACAATATCATCTGGTAAGTCAACAAAAATTATAATTGTATCTACCCCCAAAGGTATGAATCACTTCTACCGTATGTGGCATGACGCAGAGAAAGGTAGAAATGAGTATGTTCCCACTGAGGTTCACTGGTCAGAAGTTCCGGGTAGAGATGCAAAGTGGAAAGCACAAACTATTGCTAACACGAGTGAACAACAGTTCAAGGTCGAGTTCGAGTGCGAATTCTTAGGATCTGTTGATACATTGATTGCACCATCCAAATTGAAAGCAATGGCATATAATGACCCAGTGCAAACAAACGGGCATCTGATGGTGTATGAGACGCCTGTGAAGGGAAGAGATTATATTATCACTGTAGACGTAGCAAGAGGCATTTCAAAGGACTATAGTGCCTTTGTGGTGTTTGACATCACAGAGTTTCCATATAGAGTGGTGGCAAAGTATAGAGATAATGAAATCAAACCTATGCTTTTCCCATCGGTGATTATGGATGTGGCACTAGCATATCAAGAAGCATTTGTTTTATGTGAAGTAAATGATATTGGTGATCAAGTGGCAAGTATATTACAGTATGACTTAGAGTATGAGAATGTATTGATGTGTGCTATGCGGGGTAGATCTGGTCAGATAGTCGGTACAGGTTTCAGTGGTAAGAAGACTCAATTGGGTGTGAAGATGAGTGTCACTGTAAAGAAGGTAGGTTGCAGTAACCTGAAAACACTGATTGAGGAAGATAAATTAAAAATTTTAGATTATGATATAATCTCAGAGTTGACCACGTTTGTTCAGAAGAGACAATCCTTTGAAGCAGAAGAAGGTTGTAATGACGACCTTGCTATGTGTTTAGTAATCTTTGCATGGTTGGTAGCACAAGAATACTTCAAGGAGATGACTGACAATGATGTCAGGAAAAGGATCTATGAAGAACAAAAGAATCAAATAGAACAAGACATGGCACCTTTCGGATTCATGACAGATGGGTTGAATGATGAAGAGAACGAGATTGTTGACTCATCAGGGGATGTCTGGAAAGTTGATGAGTATGGTGATCGTTCTTATATGTGGGATTATAGATGATTATCTGGTCAATTATATGGATGGTCTTCATACTATGTGTCTGTGTTGGCATTGTAATCTGGTGGATTATGACCTATGACAGTAGGAATGGAATTTGAAGATACCTTTTCACTAGATCATCTGGTATTTACAGAAAGGACATGTAGAACCTGTGGTATCACTAAAGATTTGTTGAGTGGTTTTTACAGAACAAGAAATAAAAGAACCACACCTTCTGCATATTCTTATGAGTGTAAGGAGTGTACAAAGATAAGAGTCAAGTCAAAAAGAAGAAAGAATAAACCTGAATTATATCCTGATTGGTAGGGTTCATGCACTGTTTCCCCTCTGTAAGCGTGTTTTTTTCTAAATATTAATAGTCAAACAGTAGGGAATCACAGGAATTTTACATGGCACTCAGACTATCATCTCCGGGTATCAGTGTAAGAGAAGTTGACCTTACCAGAGGTGGCGTAAATGCAAGCATTAACGTCGCTGCCGGTATTGCCGGACCATTCAAAAAAGGACCTGTAAATGAAGTTTGCAGGATCAACAATGAAAAAGAACTTATAGACAAGTTCGGAGGTCCCGGTGTA